ACGATCCCATCCGTGCAGCGCCAGTCCAAGCGCCATCACGCCGTCGTCGTGCAGTCCTCGGGGTGCCTCGTATTTGACGCCGTTGGCAGTGTAGTTGAACTCGAAGCTCTCAAGCTCGTTAATAAGCCAGGGCTCGTCAGGAAGCGTTAGCTCCTTGTTCTGGAACGCGGCAATCAGCCGCTGCATTAACCGCAGTTTGCTCGGACCCGTGAAGACAAAGCCGCTGATCGGCTGACCGCGTGCTTGCAGGTCCTCCACGATTGCGTCACCCACACCCGTGGCGTCCACAATCGCAGGCGTATTCTTCAGCAGGTCCTGCACGCGCTCCTTCGTAACCGCCCACGGTGCCTGCCAACGCTCCAGTCGGACCACGCGCTGCCACGCATCCATGCCTACGGCTACCGTGAAGTCCTGCGCCCTAGCCAGGTCCACACCCCATACCACGACCTCTTTGTCGCCTACGTCACCGATGGCCTCTTCAATCTTCTTAAGACCAAACGGGTTCGCGCCGTCGTCTAGCGGGATGCCCTCGAACTCCTGAGAGAAGACCTCTGCCGGAAGCTCCTTGCGTGCTTCCTCGATCTCTTCCTTCGGGATGTATGGGTTGTCCAGCGTAGAGGCGCGGAAGCTCTCCCAGTTCGGCTCGTCGTCTTGCAGGCCACGGTTGAACATCGCCATGAAGCCATGACGCCGACCCTTGGGCGTACCCAAGATCAACGCACGCCCACGTAGGTCAGCAAGCGTAGGACGGATAGCTGCCTGCCACGTTTCGGTCAGGTCCCTGACGATACCGGCCTCGTCGATGACGACCAGCGCGTACTTACGACCACGGGCAGGGTCCTGAGTGTCCAGCGTCCAGACCTCAATCACCCCTCCGGTAATTAGCTCGACGCGCTTCTCCTGCTCTGAGACGCGCTCCGCGACCGGACCCAGCCGCTGCACGATTTCTCGCCAAGCCTCTAGCGCGTACTTGTAGCCGGGGGCGAACCAGCCGACAGGCTGGCCGTCGATGGCTGCTTTGCAAGCTGTAGTAATACCCAGCGCAGTCTTACCGAAACGACGACCACACATCACGACACGAAAGCGCGTATCGCTCTCCGCGATCTTGATCTGTCCGGGATGTAGCTTGTGGAGCTTGATCTCCACCGGCCCAGAGCCTTCGGACCTCCTCTTCGGCCTTGCCACAAAATCCTCCGTTGTGTTAGATTCCCTGTGCGGTGAAAAACCGTGGGGGCTCTCCAGTACGCGACGGTGATGGGAAGTACTTCCTACCTCGCTACGGTGGCGAACCTACCTCAATTAGTTACAGCGTCCGGGCGATGTTTGCTCGCTTTCGAGATACCAGAAAATTCTCGAAGACGTGGGGGGTAGGGGGGATCCGTACGCTCAGGATCCGGGAAGTATTACTACCCGCAACAACGAAAGATAAAAACAACAAGCGGAAACGGACGAAAACGTACGAAAATGTCACGTAATTCCGTGCTCTTGAAGAAAAAATCGCATAAAAAATTGCATAAAACCGGTCTACGGTTAGTCCGTAAGTAGTTTTACTGAGCCTGCGTGGAGCTTCTTGACCGGCTCCTCCTCCACGACTTTGATCTCCAGCGTCTGTGTACCCTCCTGCTGGATCAGCTGCTTATCCCCGAACTCACGGGGATTCATTTTGGTAGCGGCCCACTGAAGCGTATCGATCTTCAGCTTGTCTGAAGACACCGTGCTGTTGCTCGTGTCCCTTGCGACCTGCAAGGCCTCCTCGGCCAGCGACTGAGCCATCAGCATACGCGCGGCAAGGTACTCCCAAAAGAGACCCTCGTCCTGCGTAATCCACCTACGCACCGTACCGGCGCTCACATTGTAGTCCTCGACCGTCGCTGAAAGCGTACGGCCCTCGGCCATCCCCTCGAATACAACCTCGATAAGCGCGTCACGCTCCTCAAGCGTCCACTCGCGTGCTGGTTTCTTCGACCTGCGTAGCTGATAGCGTACCTCTGGTCCCTCCAACGTGCCCTCCTAGGGTGACGTGTGTCCGTAAAGCTACCATAGACCACCGTATTTCAACAAGCCCACGGCCTCGTCGTTGTCACTACGCCACTCTGCCCCGCTCTCACGAACCCTGATACGTGGGAAACTAGGTCGCGAAAGGGGGACACCCCCCCGCACGTACGCGGGCGCAGGCGCGCGCGCCCAGGCGCACGCACACGCACGCGCTCGCGCGCGAGGGAGCGGGTAGGCTGCGAGACAAGGTGGCCGCAACGTGTGCGCGCTCGCGTGGGCCTGGAAGGTTTAGGCGACGTTGGCATGGAGCATGCTTCCCGCGCGCGCGATTCCTTTCTCTGGAATGGCAACGGGTGGAGCTTTGCCCGGGGTCCGGTATTCGTGCAGCTACGCGCAAACGTGCGGCGCCATTTCCCGACGCAAGCGTTGGCCCGACACGATGCCACTTGACATGTCGCATATGGAACAGTTACCATTCCGGCACGTTGTTTCCGTTTCTCTTCTTCTTTGGGGGTTCGTGATGAAACAGTTCTACATCTGTGTCGATCTCAGGGACGTCGAAGGTCATGACAAGGCGGCCGCCTACCTGGCAGCCATGAAAAGGTTCAGGGCTGCAGTGCGTTCCGTAGGCGATAATGTGAACCCCTACGCTTGCGAGATTGGGGAATGCTATCCCATAAAGGTCAACGGGGAGCATCGCGGCATCGTCTGGACCGAAGAATAACTCACCACGGGGGGCGGCATTACGCCGCCCCCCTACTCACCACAACGCACGGGGGGTGCGCTATGTACCACGTTACGAAAGTTTCGACGAACCAAAAAACCGGACCCATTCCTGTCACCACGTCGACGCGCGAGAATTGCCCGGACGCTTGCCCATTCAAGGGCGCGGGTTGCTATGCAGACTCCGGGCCACTGAAACTACACTGGCGCGAGGTTACGGAAGGCAACCGGGGCGGTACATGGGACGATCTGTTGAAGGCTGTTCGCAGCTTCAAGCGTGGTCAGCTTTGGCGTCACAATCAGGCGGGCGACCTTCCGGGGGATCGTGTGCGACTTGATGCCGAAAAACTGGCAGAGCTTACCGCTGCCAACCGGGGGCGCATGGGCTACACCTACACGCACTACAGCCCGAACATACCCGAGAACCTTGCGGCGATACGTGCAGCGAATGCCGGGGGCTTTGTGGTCAACATATCAGCCAACGGCATGCACGAAGTTGATGAGCTCTGCGACCTGGGGGGCGCCCCGGTAGTGACAGTGCTTCCCGAAGACGCGGACAGATCGAAGTACCCCGACGCGCCCAAAACCTACACAACAGAGAAAGGGCGGCGGGTTGTGCTCTGTCCTGCAACCTATCGGGAAACGTCGTGCGCCGATTGTGGGCTATGCGCCGTGCCGTTAGAGCGTCGACCCTACGTCATCGGGTTCCCGGCACATGGTACCAGTAAACGCAAGGCGAGCGAGGTTGCACGGGGGCGCGCGCTTCCGGTAGTGAATGCAGCCTAACCTATCACAAGGGGGGCGGCATTCCGTCGCCCCCCATAACTGCACCACACAGGGGGAATCATGAGCGAGCACAACCGCTGGACCAATTACGAAACGTGGCTTGTCAATCTTTGGTGCTTTGACGGCATGGCCGCCGAAGATGGACTCGTGGACGAGTATTACCTGCGCAGCGTAGTCGAACACCTAATCAAGTCGAACAGTAAGGCTCACAGCCTTGTGCGTGATTTGGCGACTGCCTTCGTCGCACAGGTGAACTTTCAAGAGATTGCAGACTTCATCAACTCACAGATTGCAGAAGAGGTGTGACCATGAACCGCCAGGAAAAAGCCGCCGAGATTGCACAGAGCTTTCAAGATAAACTGTCCTACTGGCTTGATCGTTGGGAGCTGCAGGAGTTGAGAAACAGGAACGCCAAAGAACCGAACCCCTATGTGTGCCACTCGCACGATTACTTGGACGCTAACGACACAATGGCAGAGGCTTTTGATGACTGCGGCGCAGACTATGGCGACGAAGAACTCTGGAGCATGGCGTGGGACCTGTCGGCAAAATTCTTGGGCCACGAATAAATCACCACGGGGGGCGGGCAATCCCGCCCGCTCCCCACACACCACGAACCAACACAAACATTAGGAGCGAATCATGAGCACATTGGTAGCAGCAAAAAACGCGGCGGCGTGGTCAGTCGCTTGCCACATCAATCAGATGAGTGACGCAGAGATCTTGGAGCACAAGCACGACTACACCACGCTAACGAACGGAGCGGGCGACGTCGTAGGGTTAAGGCTCCACATGGTAGATCTTGCGGCAGAATTTGGGCTGCCATCTGCCAGCATCCTTTTTGAGGTAGATCACTGGGGGGACTCCTGCGTCACAGTCAGGACGTGGGGCGGCTTGGGTGTTTGGATGAAGTGCGAAGGGGACAGGCTGTGGATCCTTGAACACCTGTGCAAGGATTACTTCGACGAGTGACAACCTGCGAGGGGGCGGGGCCGATCCCGCCCCCGCTAACTCTCAAAACTCATGACACAGAGGAGGGCGTCTGATGTACGGATACGACGTGCAGTTTACGGCCGTTGCTGTTGCCCTGGCGTTTGGAATGATCGTGTTTGCATGGGTCGCTGAGTGGATTGCGAACAAATGGGGGGGCGGGAATTGACAACGTCGGGAAGCATATGCAAATTACCTGGGGGTCGGGAATTCGCCCGGTCCCCGCTGAACCGAAGCACAAGGGGGGTGCATCATGTGGGTAACGGTAGAGGATGGCGCAACGTTGGAGCTGCGGTTGATCGATCCGGCAACGGGTCAGGACATGGCCGCTGATATGGTGGACAGTTTCGGGGGCTTTGATTCGGGCGACTTCGAGCAGGTGCACGGCGGGTGGACATCGACATACGAAGCAGTGGAGTATTGGCGGGAGCAGGTCGAGACCTATCAGGCACTGGCAAATCGCATCTATGCACTTGAGCAGGTCCACGGGCGGGACGCCGTGCAGAAGGTGGTCGACGATTACAGCGCGTCTGACATTGACCTATGTGCCTATGCCGTGGGGGTTGCGCTAACAGATCATTTCGGAGAGGGGGAGTCATGAATCAGAAGCAGATTGAGACGGAGTTTCTCAGGCTCACGCGGGAGCATGAAACGCTAATGCTCTGCCGCTTCCATCGTAGCCTGACGGAAGCAGAGGAAGCCCGCTTAGATGAGATTGAGCGGATTGTGGATGAGCTTTGCGAACCTGAACAGGGGGAGGTGTGACCATGTATCAGCTTTTCGGTGGTGACAATCATCACCCTCTTGGTGGTATTGGCGACTTCAGGGGTAGCTACAAGACAATTGATGAGGCCATTGCAAAGGCCAAAGGTGAGTGGGTAATTGATGGCTTTGATGGTGGCGAGCCGCTTGATGTCTCCAAGCTTGAGTGGTGGGAGATCGTAACCTTTGACGGTAAAAAGTATTCGGTGGTCGTACAGGGATCTAACTAACAAGGGGGAGGTGTGACATGAACGACGAACCGATCCAGTCGAAGATTTATCGTGTGGAAATGTTCGTGCCTTGCGTTGAGGCGTTCGTGTACGAAGTCGAAGCGAATAGCGAAGAGGATGCACTAAATCTCGTAATCACGTCGAGCCCCGATCCTGTCGAATACGACACGACCGAACACAACGAAGACAAAGCAGAGATTTACATCACGGAGGTGTGACATGAGCGA